TCTATATAATATCCCGAACATTTTATCCGAACAGCAGGTTATATGGGTAGAGGGCGAGAAGTGCGCTCAAGCTCTTGTTGACAAGGGAATGGCGGCTACTTGTACGCTTGGCGGGGCTGGTTCTCTTACACGCAAGAACGCTGAGAAGTTTGACTTCACTCCCTTGCGCGGCAAAGATTTAGTCGTATGGCCTGACAATGACGATGCTGGCAAGCGCCTAGCAGAAATTGTTCGTGAAGTTGCTATGGGCTCAGATGCGAACTCAGTAACAATACTACAGCCACCTCATGACAAGCCGTCCAAGTGGGATGCGGCTGACGCCATTGATGAAGGCTTCAATGTGAAGCAATTCATTAAAGATGGTGCAGGTGTTGTGCATCGTAGTATTAACCTTCTTAATGATAGCCTTCTTATATCTAGGTTTAGCGGCTCTGCTCCTGAACAGCAGTTCTTGGTTGATGGTACGTTCCCTCTGGGGGTTCCTATCATCTTTGCTGCCGCAGGTGATTCAGGCAAGGGCATGATGACATTGGACTTGGCTATGAAGGTTGCGTCTGGTAGTCCCATGCAAAATTCATTCGGTGGTATTGTAGGAGAGTTTGGTGATGTTGTTCTATTTACTGCGGAAGATGATGAATCGGAAATGCACAGAAGAATTGAACGACTGGACGAGGAAGGACTTAGGTTTTCGTACCCGAACAAATTACATGTTGTTCCGTTACCAAACGTGGGAGGTGTCTTCCCTATTCTCAGAGAATCAATGGGCGAATATAGTGAAACGGACGAGTTCAAAAAAATCTACGAGCAAATGATTCAGATGGACAACCTGAAGCTCATTGTGTTTGACCCACTAGCATCATTCGTACACGCAGATGTAAATGCTGACCCAGCGGCTGGTGCGGCTCTTACGGGCCTTCTGGCTCGGGTTGCAACTGAGACTGGTGCAGCAGTTCTTGTTTGTCACCATATGACTAAGATAAAAGACGACAAGGTTGTAACCAAGCCTGAAGAAGCGCGTAATATGATTCGGGGTACATCTGCTCTGGTCGATGGGGTTCGTTCAGCGTTTGCTGTGTGGCAAGTCGAAGAGAAAACATCTAAGGGTCGTTGTAATGACTTAGGCATTGATTACCAGCGCAACCGTTGCTTTGACGGCGCCGTGGTTAAGTCTAACGGCCCTGCTAGTCGTGACATACGGCACTTCATTCGTAACACGCTTACTGGGTTGCTAGAGGACAGAACCGAACAAGTTCTAAGCCTTGGGCAAAGTAATCAGGCTCAGATACGCAAAGATTCTATGGCAAACTGGGTTTCCGAATGTGAGCGTAATGGTCGGGCTCTTTGCCAGCGTGGTGGTGCAGATAGTATTTTAGAAAGATTGACAGATAGTGAGGCACCAGCTTCTTTAGCTGGAATAAGCCAATATACAGCAGACCAAATTGTTCGGGAACTTATCGCGGAGCGCCGCATAGAGAAGTTCTCGTTCTCAACAACTGGCGGGCGTAAGTGGCTCGGAACTATAGACGGCGTAATGAGTAGAGGGGAATATGAAGCAAGAACGGCAAGAGACAATATCTAAGACAGCGGCAGACATGACCCCTAATGAATTTAAGGAGTATCTTAAAGTCAAGCGGGATGAGTTGCTGTCTGTAGTCCCATCCAACAAAGGTAGATGGGCAAGTACATATCAAACAAGGCACGCCTTGTGGTTAGGAAAAAGGAAAGTTAAATGACGATTAACGATGAAGATTATGATTACAGAAATCGGGCGTGGTTTCTAGACACAGCAGAAGAGCTTATCAATGGCCCTAGGGCTAAAGAGTATGGCAGCGCACATCTAAACCACCAGCGCATCGCAGATATATGGTCAGTGGTTCTCGGGATTGAGATAACAGCGCAACAGGTTGTGGCGTGTATGATTGGTGTTAAGCTGGCTCGGCTATCTAATACATCTCATATGAACTCTGATGATACATGGACTGACATCATCGGGTATGCGGCTCTCGGCGGGGAGATAAGCAACGATGGCTAAGATGCTAACGCAAAAGCAGCGTCGTCAGCTCGAACTTTATCGTGAATCAATGAAGCGCCAGGGTAAAAGCACCTACAAACCCGAAGATTTGTTCGGGACCAGGCAGCCTGAACCCCAGGCAAAAGAAAAGATTTGTTCGGATTGTGGCAGCAAGACGGCATGGCACAGCAGTGATTTTGGGGAAACGTGGCAGTGCGAAGAGCATAAGAGAAGAAAGGGATAATAATATGAAGTATAATAAGCATGGGCTAAAGACTCAAACATCTCGCAGGGCGGGCGCAGAAATTTACGAAGTTACTTTGGTTACTGAGTTCTCTAGAGTTGTTAATATTTTGGCAAGCGACGAAGAAGAAGCTGCCGAGCTTGCGGAAAACAGAGCAAGGTCTAGAGTCGGAGGCGTTCTCGACAGGCTAGGGTATAACCTTGGGGATGTAGAAATAATGGATGTGAAACGAAAAAAGAAAAGAAAGAAGGGCTAGTTATGAAAAACTTAGAAGGTAAAACAATTGCGATACTCGGGCTAGGTGGCTCGCTATCGGACTATCTTATGTCCCGCCTTAATTCCGTAAAATTTGACGAGGTGTGGGGCATCAATTCCGTTGGCGCTGTGATTCATGTAACCCGAACATTTATGATGGACCCGGCTGCAAGATTTTTGGATGACGTAAAGGCCGGGAATCAAACAGGTATTGCCCAGGAGTTTTTGCTGGAAACCCCGAACAAAGGTTCGATTTATTCCTGCTGCCTGGATGATAGAGTCCCAGAAATTGTTGAATATCCGTTGGAGGAAGTAGTGGCTGCTACAACATTCAGCTACTTCAACAACACTGTTGCATATGCCGTGGCTTTTGCGATTAAGGAAAAGGTAGGCAAGATAAACTTCTATGGCATCGACTTCAGTTATAAACACAATCTGCACTTTGCAGAAGCTGGACGCGCCTGTGTAGAGTTCTGGTGCGCCATTGCAATGTCGAGAGGCATAAGGATACAAGTATCTCCAGCATCGCCTCTGATGGACAGCAATGTACCAGACGAAGAAAAGCTATATGGATACCATCGGCTAGATGACCCTCTTGTTCAGACGGTATCTAACGGGTCTTTAATGATTTCTAAGATGAGTGACATGTCACCGCCAGAGCCAATTGATACTGACCCATTTCTATTCGGCAGAGAAGATGTCGAAGGAAAATCATACTAAGTGAAAAGGCGTAAGGTTTAGAGACGGTGAGCGTTGCCTCTTCCTTACGCCTAGTTCACAAACACCACAAAAGTGTACAAGTAACTAACTGGTTTTCCGTGGACGATTAGATTACCACAAAAAAACAGAATGTCAATATTTTATTTTATCTATATCCCCTACTGTTAGGAAGTCCATAAGCCCTGTCAGGGTCGTTTCGCCTGTTTGTCCCTGTCCCTAGACTTTCCCTTAAATCAAGAAATTGCTTTATCTCTTCCCCGCCAACTTCCCTTTGCTTTCCCGTCAATTCATTTTTGATTTCAAAATACGGCATAAACCTTCCCATCCTTGTTTTTCCAGAATTGCTCATATATGTGCCATCATGTAATTGCTTTTTGATTGTGAAGTTTCTTACTTCTAACGTATGGCAACCCTTGCCAAATCTTTCCCAGAAAACCTTATCCAAGAAATATGAGGACATCATTTCATATTTAGTCATATTATCAGGGGCGGCGGCTAAATGACCTATCCTATCGTGATAAGCTTCTTTATTAAGGTAGGTCAGCTTCTTGCCAATATTTACAGGTTGTGCATCCTTATCGGCTTGACGCGCTTTTCGGCGTTCTTGTTTTTTCCTGTTTTTCTCCGTTTCTTTTTCATAAATAATTTTGGCTGTTTTGGCGTCTCTTACAGAAAACGAAACAATACATTCGGGGCAATCAGGGTAGAAAATACCATCATATGTATGCACCTCAACCCACCCCTTCTTTGTTGGGTGCGGTGATTCTTTTCCATTAGGAACGGCGTTGTATCCTGTATTTTGGTAATGACCATAGAAAGTTTTCCCGCATTCCTCACAACCAAGATGCCTTCTCTTTTTTAGAATAGGGTCAATCATCTTGTCCTTTAGTTTTTGCAATACTTCAAATCCAAGATTATTCATCTTAACGCTCCCATCTATAGAAAATATGACTATCAATCCTGACAGTCCTTGTTTTAGTCTTTGCCCAATCGGGCAAAACGTAATGAGCGTGATAGTGGGTGGCACCCTCAACCACATCCGAAACATTGCCGTAAAAAACGCCGTGAGCTACCATCATAGCTTTATTATAGGCATCGGGGTCTTTAGGCTTGTCGGACTTACCATCGCAGTACCAGCTAAACTGACAACGATGGCGAACAGGGAAGTCCTTAGTCCATGAATAAGTCTCTCCCTGCTTAATAACATCACATGCATTATCGGGGTATCTGCTGTCCGCTACCCTGTTCATAACAACTTGAGCAACAGCAATCTGCCCTACAATCGGCTGGTCTCGGGCTTCATGGTACCCATTAAGCGCAAGACATACTAATGCGGCTTCAATCATCTTTTTGCCTCATATTCATATTTATCTTTTCCAACCGGAATGTAATTACCAAAGTCCTTATACTTATTACCTTGATAAGGCTCACTCACATCAATGCAGTACAACATGAAGTTGTCGTCATCAAAGTCTGACTCTAAAACTCCGTCGCACCTATAAGGATGAGTAATATCAATTCTGTTAAACATCTTTCATATACCTCCATACTGA